AATAATCAAGGCGCTCAGTAAGTGCGTTGAACGCACCCCACTTTGTTCCCTTGATTGTAGCGTTAGTTGGTGAGTTATGATACAACTCATCAAGGAGAACAATTTTGTTTTCCCATTTCTTGATTGCGCCCTTAGCATCTTTTTCTGGCTTTGGGTAAATTGATTGAACCAATTTAGAAAATTCTGAATCGGTAATTGCTTGAGCGTATAGAGCCTTAGCCTCAACTTCAAACTCATCAAAATAACCAAGAGCCATTCCAAGAGTTTCACGAGCAACTTGAATACGACCTTCAACAGATTGTGTGTGACGAATCTTGAATGATTGCTTAGCATTACGCATCGCAAGATTTAGTGTGTTTTGGCATACAACACGAACAGGTGTAACGGCTGCCTGAACAGCAACAGAACCATCGTGAGATGTCCAAACAATTAGATAGAGTTTAGTTTCATCATTGGCACCTTGTGGGTCAAGAACCATTGTGCGGGGAATGTCTACAGTTCCGAAAACTACTTTACCCTTTTTCAATGAGCCAGCAGATTCCCAACGGCAATCAGCGTTAGCATCGTGAATAGCATCAGCAAACGCAAACAGTTCTTCATTTTGAACTGGCTTGTATCGCTTACCAACAGTGGCGAGAACATCTACGCCCTTTTTGAATGGATTGTCACGAATGACAAGAGATGCGCTTGAAACATCATTCCAAGATTCTGGAATGTGCTCGGTGATTGGAGATAGACGAACATTCCAATTTGCTAACTTTGCCTCTTCAAGCATTGTTGCAGTTGTAACTTCCTCATCTTGTGTAAAGATGCGATTTGCTAGATTGTGCCAAGCAGGAGCACCACGAAGAGCAAAAGCAACTTCGCCGTTTTCCATTTCTAGATTATGAGCCATTTTTATTTCCTTTCGTTTGATTAGTTGTAAGTATAACAGGTGGCACTGACATTGTCTAGATTAGATAGTCATTTGTCCGAATTGTGCGGTGTGATCATTCTCACAAACTTTCAGGGTTATCCACAAGCACTCGTAAACCTGTGGATAACCCCACAAAAGCGGGGGCCGAGCTGAGGATTAAATCCCCACCTCTACCTTTTTAGCATTGCTAATTAGATTTTTATTAAATTCAACTGTGCTCTCATCAAGAAACATCGCAGTTGTTTTCTTTTTCTTTACGTTATCAAAAACATAAGCATTTATTTTTCCGCTAAAGTTTCTGATGTTACTGAATACTAATTCAGTTAGATACTCTTTATCAACACCTTGATCCGAATAAATCGTGATGTCATTTGCTTTGTTAGCATCGTAGATTTCTACTCTGAAACGATTTGCCATTGTATTACCTTTGTTAGTAGTTGTCCCCGAAGGGAGAGCAGTTTGGCGACTTACTCAGGTCGTTGGTTTATTTAGAGATACTGAGCAACCGCATTGTATGTGCTAGTATTTACAGTTTCCTCATCTGTCATTTTTAGGATACGAATTGCGTTTTCGATTTCCTGCTTCATCTCACGATAAGAGTGCTGATGAATTACCTCGTAGTCCTTTTCAGGTTCTACTGGGAAAGAACTTTCCTCTGTGATGATGTCAAAATCAACATTGAGAGTCTTGTTCCAAGAGCGATAGTTTGTGCGAAGGTTCTCTGCCTTTGAGAAATTAGCAATAGCCCACTTACCAATTTCTTTTTGCCACGCCTTGTAAGCCTTCTGATACTTTGCTTCATTTGCTTCTTGTGAGGCATAGTCTTTGTTTAGTTGTGCTAACTTAGTTTCTAGTGCCTTGATGATTTTAGGTGTTGCGATTTTTACTGAGATTGCTTTTCCTCTAGCCATTTATTTTCCTCTTTCGTTGGTTGGTTGTTGTTAGTTGTAGTATAGCAGGGGGGTCTGACATTTCCCCCGAAGGGGGGAGAGTTCTTACTTACGACATTGGACTAGATACTCTCCTAAACTGTCCCTGTTTCGTGGCTTAGCACCCGATTATGGTGTATGCCTCCGTCTTATTAGCCAAGTAGTGTCTTGGCTGATACTGAAGTCCAGCGAGTTTCCTTGCTAGGTAGTTCCAGTAGCACACGCACCGAGCCAGATGCCTGTGGGTGTATCTCTTTGATAACACCTGTCTTTTTTGACTTTAGGGTGGTGAATAAATCGCCAACCTGATAGAGATGATTATCTATTGTCATTTTTGCCTCTTTTCTTTGTTAGGGTTGTAATTATAGCATTGGGGTCTGACATTAGTCTAGCCCTATCTCAGTATTTGAGAAAGTTATTGTGTGATGCTAATCACTTTCTTGTAGCCAAGCGTGTAAGTGGTGTTGGTCAATTATTGCGTGAGCGGGGGCAAACTTATCTCCTCGATAAGATACGCCTTCAGGCATTTCGATCAACCTATCTGAATCCTCATCCCACCAAGCATCGATAGCATCGATACACGGCTTCACCATAGAAAGTGGAACGGGCGGGTAATGATTACCCTGTAAGTGATAAGCAATACCTTGTTCTAAATCAAACTCGCTTGCTAAATCTAACGCTGTATTGCTTCCCATTAGTTAGCCACCTTTAGAATTGCGTAAGAGCCATTTTCGTTTATGTGGTCAATTACTGGTTGGATAGCAGATACTAGTAAATCTTTTAGCATTGACTCTAGCATAGCAATTTGTGATTGCTCATCTAATTGTAAAAATCTTTGAGCGATAGGATGTGTTTCGTCAAACTCAGTTACGAATTTGAGTGAGTGTTCTACTGGTGTCATTTGTTACCTTTCGTTGTTGGATAAGAGTATTATAGCAGTTGCCACTGACATTACCTAATCCATTATGGGCGTGTCGCAGCTTTTGTGATATTTCTCACAATTCCAGGGGTTGTGGATAACTCTCGTAAGCCTGTGGATAACCCCCACAACATTGCGGGCCAGCTTGACTTTGTCAAGCCGACACGCCGTTACCAACGATTAGGCAAATCTTCTATTCCGTCATTATCATCATCAAATTTTGCACCATTCCACATGTACACGGCTAGCACAATTGGTGAGCACAAGAATGCAATTAAACAAATTCCAAGAATGGATCCGATAACGTCATACATTATTTTTTACTCGCAGAAAATCTAATATCCGCTTTACCGTAGACACATAGGCCACATGATACACATGCGGACCCTGCATTGCTAATAAGTGGAATTGATTTCATATTCTCAGGGCACTTAGCACCAGGCTTGCCAGTCAATTCTTTCATCGTGTCTTCGGTTGAAGCGAATGTCTTGCCTAGATAAGCAAGGCGGACCTTAGAATTAGTTTTCAAATCGAATGCTATTTCTTTATTATCATCATCGGTTGAATAGTAAAGAGATAAATTAGAGACATCCTTTAGAATAAGCGCTGCAGACTTTACACGTGTGTAAACCCAAAATTGAATATCGGAATGGTTATCGATAACATTCTTCCAGGCATAAGTATAAGTATCATTGAAGAAATCTCCGTCCCAGTGGATACGGAATAACTTAGGCGCATTCTTCTTATCACAATCAGCAACAAAATCAACAATCATTTCTTCTAGTAGGCGCACCATTGTGTCATTGTCTGCATTGCGTAGCAATTCCCAATTGTGTAACAGATTAGTTTTTACTCCTGGGAATAGTTTTTCAAGTTTTCCCGCGTAGCATACACTCTCACAAATACTAGTGGCACCAGGGCATGAGTAAGCCTTTCCAGCAGGGAGACCGAACGTGTTCGCAATTGCGGCTTGCTTTCCATTTTTTGTGACAAGGTTAGCCACCTTTCTATCATTAGAACGTTTTAGTTTCATAGGGGTAATTATAGCGGTGACGTCTGACATATTAGTAATCCTCATCCATACCATGGCCAGCGGATGCAAGAGCGTCGCTATCAGCCCAGCCAATAGTTTCAAAGAATGACATTTCATCAGACGCATAGCATTCAGCGCAAATATAGTCATCACCAAGAATTTCGTATTCTGATTCAGTTTCAAAAGTTTCTTGAGCACCACAAATTTCATAGTTCAAGCAAGCGACAGTAAATAGTTCCATAATGGACCTCTTTCGTTAGTAGATATTGGAATTATAGCAGATCGGACTGACATTTTCCACGCCACGCCCAATTTTCCAGGGTGTTTTAAATCACAGTCTTAACGACACGCCCGACCCCGTACCTTTGCGGGCCGAGCTGTGGGCTATTGATCAAATTTATTCTTATGTTTTATTTTGCGTGTGTATTTTTTTTTATTACGAACAGGTTGCGCCGCATTACTGCGGCGCAATTCCTGAATTCGTTTTACTTTATCTTGAAGTGAATTTAGGAACATTGTATCCACTCGCTTCGTGAAATCGTGTTACATCAAATCGCTCATTATCTTTCGCAAACATTTCAGCGAAATCATTTACGATTTTAGAAAATAAAGCGGGGTGCGCTTTGTCGCTAGCATACTTTAGAATTTCTGCGGTTGCGACATAGTCTTTTCTTGTCATCATTTTGTTACGACCTTTCGTCCTTCACGATAAAAAACTCGTGTATGGCATTTGCCTGTTGGCGTGTAAAGATTTACAGTTGAGTATTCATTAGCAAATCCCCAATCGGTGAATAGGAAAAAGTTTTCCCACGCACCAAATTCGTTTTCGTATTCCGCTGACCAATGCGGAGCATTTGAGTCATAGGCGCAAGTTAGTTTATACATTAGTTTCCCTTTCGTTGGTTACGCATTTACATTGTGTTACTAGTATTGTATCAGTTTCCACTGACACAATGGCAAGAGTATCGCATTTATCGCAAATCCACATTCCAGCAATTTCGCTCATTATCCTTCACACTCGCATTTCGTATCGTAGTCAAATTGGCAATAATAGCAACCCATTTGCTCGCCGTGTGCTTTACACACATAAACAAATTGGCTTTCGTCACAATGAAATTTTATTTCATCTTTTATGAAATAGAATTCGGTTTCGTCAATGTATTTTGTATCTAACATTTATTCACCTACCTTTACGGCTACATAGCGATAAGTATCTCTGAAAGTATTTTGCGACCTTACCTGAATTCGGTAACTATCGCAATCCGCATACCATACCTTATCGGTTTTTTCTGCGTCAATAATTTCGCCCGATACTGAGCGAGAGTAATACATTTTTCCTACAAGTAGGTTTGCTACGGAATAGACATTTGCTGACATAAGTTGTCACCTTTCGTTTGGTTATACCGCAATTATAGCGGATAGGGCTGACATTTTCACATTACTAGCCAGTAATTCCAAATATTGAGACGCTCAAGCGGTGTGATACTAATCACATAGATATGTCCGTTTTGTCTGTCAAATCGACACGCCGTAGAATTCCAGGGGTTTTATAACTCTTTCATAACGACACGCCCGACCCCGTGCTTTTGCGGGCGGATCACCTTTTGTCAAGGCGACACGCCGCTATCTATTGATAATCTTTTAGTATTTCCTCTAGCTGATTTATTTGCTCATCGGTTAGGTGATCTAATTGAATTGCTTTTTCAAATCCGAATAAGTCGCTCATTCATTTTCCATTTCTGCTAAATAATCCTCGTGTTCAACTAAGCCAATCGCAAATGCTACTGGGTCGCAACATTCTAAAATTTCGGCGGGTGTAAAAGTAGAGTAGCCAATCTTTACAGTAGGATAAACATCATTTAGTAAATCAATAAAACTTTCTTTTATTTCTAAATCTTTTTCAAATTGCGATTTCATCTGCGACCTCTTTCCATTCAAAACAATAAGAGTCTGAAACAAAAGTGTTTTTCACAACGCTATCAAATAAAGACACCGCCTGATTTTCGTCCTCTGCGTCTATGTCTAGCCAAACGCCGAATGTGTATCTTTTCATTTATTTATTCTCGCAATTCTCGTGTCGTGTTTTTGGCGCAAGGACTACTTGCCCGCATACGCATTCATTCATTAGCCCGCTAGGGTAATCTCTTACAGTTGCGAATGTTGTCCAATTACTAGCCATTATTCAAACGCCCCCTCATTTAGTAATCCTAATTCAATGTTGAATAATTCATCAGGTGTTGCCTCGGATAAATCTACCCAGCCAGCACCCTCATCATCTAGGCGAAAGATTTCTACATAACCCATTAGTTAGCCTCCTTAGTATTGAATAGTGAGGACATCTTATCATTAGCCTCTGACATTGTTGCGATAGCCTTTAGTAGGCTAGCCTTGCGTTGCGCCTCAACGTGCGCCTTGTATTCATCTAGGTTCATTAGTGACCTTCTTTCGTTGTTGTTATAGTAGACATTATACATTAGGGGGCTGACATTTATCTACCTACTAGCGAGTAATTCCACATAGTAAGACGCTCAACCTATGTGATAAATCTCACAAAATTCCAGGGGTCGTAGTAGGTGCCCGTAACGACACGCCCGACCCCGTGCCTTTGCGGGCCAGCTTGACTTTGTCAAGCCGACACGCCGTAGCGTTAGTGTGAGTTAGCCCACTCCCTATAATCGGACACGATCTCACGCCATACAAGGCGGAGCATAAGTAGGGCGGGGATACCGATACCTAATTGGACTAGTGTAGTTAGTATGCGATTAGTAGTCATTAGTTACTCCATAAATCGTTAGTAGTTGTATCGGTTACTAGTGTATCCAATACTCGCTTATTCTTTATCTTATTGTATACCTTAGCACCGACAATAATAACGGCGGTCAAGATAATGAACGCCCATGATAGTGATAGATAGATAAAGTCGCCCATGTCGAACATAAAGCCGTATTCGTTTAGTTCAATAGTCATTTATTAGCCCTCCCAAGTTAGTGCGTATAGTTTTGCTAGTTGCTCATCATCTGAGTCATCAAAGTCATCAAGTGGAGGTTGTTCCTCATCTACCTCATCAAGGTATGCGTATGCGTCTGCGACATCTGATTGGATAGAGGCGTATTTATCTATTGAGTTAGTTTGGTAAGAGTATGCGTATGACATTAGTTCTGTTCTACCTTTCGCATGTGTGCTACAACATTTTTAGAAACCTTTTGTAAGTCGCTTACTACCTTTAGCATTTCATCTGCGCTAGTAGCGGTAAAGAAACCGAGGAATTGTGCCCCGTCCCATAGTGAGTATGTGATTGTCATTGTCTGTTCTTCTTTCGTTAGTTGGTTATAATGGAATTGTAGCCTATTGGGCTGACATTATCAAGCCGACACGCCGTAGCGTGTGCCTTATGCGGTGTGAGATACCTCACACACGCACTCGATACAATAGCAAGCCTTGCTAGAGAGTAGGTCACGCAATAGAGCCTTGCGTGTGTAGGCATTGAGTCCATAAGAGGACTTTACTCCACCATTGTGAAAATCGTGGACAATCGTGCTATATAGTGTTTCTGTAAGTTGAGTCATAGTGACTCCTTTCGTTTGTTTTTCGTTATATTATTATTGTAGCAGGGGGGACTGACATTTAGAGGTGTTTCTCGGGCGTGTCGCAAATAAATCTTAGAAAACCCATGTGATATGGGACACACTCACGCTCAATATGTGCGGTCTATCCAAAATGTCCGAATTTTTCTGTGGTGTGTATCGTACAAGATAAAAATATATTAACATTTTCTGAAATCTAAAAAAGCAGTTGATCAGAAAAGCTTGACATCGAAATTATAAATAGTATAATTTTTCTAGGGGGGTCGGGGGGTCAGTAAATCAATAAATAATAAATATTAAATATATAGTAAGACCTAAGACCTAAGATCAAGTGATAAGTATAATGATACAATAAAGTATGGAAAAAGTATATCTCGTAGGCGATTGCCACACAGCAAGAATTTTAGAACACTGGAACCCAGAAACATGTCCAGTAGATTTTAAGGCATGGGGCAAGGGCGGAACATATGCATGGGGAATAGATCTCAATAAAAAAACGGAAGAAAACGAGATATCTTCAGGCACAGAGATGTCTAGCCTATATGTAAAAGATAGTAAGCTACAGCTAAACTGGGCGGATATAAAAGATGATGGTTTAATTCAGGTATGGCTAGGTTATGTAGATGTAAGACAGTTCCTACCAGTACATAAAGATGCAGACGCTGTTGCAAAGATACTTGTCGACAAATTCTCAAGATTCTATCCAAAATCTAAAATTCAATTTATAGAACCATTACCACAGTTTACTGAGATGTTATTAAAATACGAAGGAATTTCTCCATCATACACATATGAGGAAAGACAAGAGCAGAATAAAGAGTTCTGCGAATCTCTCAGAAAATATGCAGAGCAATATGGTCTAGAAAGAGTTGTTACGCAGGATCAGATACGTGCTGCAATTGGCAATGTAGAATTTACTGCGGACATTACTCCAAAAGATAGACCACATCCTGTGGACTGTTTACCAGTTGATCTAAATGGTCCTATATATGACTTATTCATTTCAGAAGCTTGTAAAGTATTAAATATTGCAGTTGACTAGAATATATAGTATACTGTAAATATGAAATGTGACTTTTGCGAAAACCCAAAGTATGTAGAGCGTATTAACGCTAAGGGCATACTTGAAAACTTTTGCACAAATTGCATCGAAAAATTAGTAGCAAACCGAATACGCTAGTCCCTAGGGGATATAGCTTAATCTGGTTAAAGCACTTGTCTTATATACAATAGATTCTGGGTTCAAATCCCAGTATCCCTACAAGGAGATATATGAAAAAAGTATGGGCATTGATAGTTCTAATTGCGACAGCAATTCTTTCTGGAGCTATGCTGTCTAAATTTTTAAATTGGGCGGGCGAAAGAGAAATCTTTGATTTTGACCTAAGTGAAGATATAGACAATGAAGAACTCTCAGCTCTATAAGTCAGTCGCAATACTTGCATGGGTCCTAATGGTATCTTATATATTATTTATATATGCATACTGATATTGAGCTAAATACAATATCCTTGTCAACTACTTTAGACAGATCATATTCTTGTGGAGAAACAAACACAATATAAGAGTCAGTCTGATTAATGATCTCAATATTTTTTTCTATAAACTTATTATATACTTCACTTGAAAACGGGTGGAATAAAAAATAAACACAAGGCTCATATGGAATAGAATAGTCTAATATATCCTGGTTGACCAAAACTACTTCCTTATTCAGATCTATATTAGTAGACATCATATTCAATTCAGCCACACGGTGTAATCTCTGATCTATCTCAATGCCCATGTAAGAGCCATAGGGAGCTTTTTGAGACATGTTGTATAGAATGACTCTTCCCTTACCAGAACCTATGTCTATGAATTTATATGAGCCGATTCCTGGTTCTTCCCGCAAAAAATTATTGATTTCATTTAGCTCGTGTAACGTAGCATTCTGAAATCCTATTGAATTGGGGTATATGTCCGAATTGTCTATATATCCTGGACCAACCATGCCATCTTCTTTTATCGAAACTGGATGAGATGTATCGACACAATAGGTATCATCAAATGTTTGATAGTTTATGGCATCATTGTGTCTGAATGCTCTGTATTCTTTATTTACTTCCACGCCAAAACATAATCTTGTTTAATATAGAAGCAATTTTCTTTTCTATACGTGCTTCCATCAAAGCTTCATTAGATTCATTCTTATAATGATCTGTTTGAAAATATGGGGACTGCATCATCTTGCTAAAATGTCTAGGCATTTATATCCTCCAAATTGTGTCTTCTACCGCCGCACTTTTTCACTTTCGCACTATATGCTTTTTAAATGAGACTTAAATTCTTCATGAGGTATATCTTTGAAGAATTCTGATGTTAATTCTTCACCTGTAAGGCCTGACTCCTGATACTTCTTTACGTTATCGGAAGAAAAGTGTGGGTTTTCAATTAGAGGGTATATCCAGCTCTTTGACAATGCATCAATGCTCTTGTCTCCAACCTGCTCAATGTATTCTGGGGTGCCATAGTTGTAAAATGTTCCAGGGTTATCTTCTGCCTTCATGCTGAAGTTAGAGAATGCATATCTTACTCCAGATGTAACTTCTCTCACACCATGCTCGTAAGGTTTAAACGCACTATGAATAACTATGTCGCCTCTTTGTGGACTGTATTCAAAACAAGGGTCATTAATGTCCCCAGGTCTTTCTTTTACGTTTCCATTTACATCGATATTTGGGTAGAAGATTGCTCCGCCTTCCCATTCTCCAACGTATGCGACTATTCCGTAGTCAAGCTCGCAACAGCTGCTCCAGATGTCTAGCTGAGATAGTAAGTGGCACATATTTTTGCCAGGTGAGTCAGAATGAGTAAACATTCCCTGATCTCCAGGAACAACTTTTAAAAGATTTAATGCAGGATGGATTACCCATCCTGGAGAAAGAATTTCACTAATCATTTCCCACAGTTCATGCAATCCTTCAATATGAGGAGTTACTTTTTCTGAATACCAGCTTATTAAAGTTTTTTCAAAATCAATTGGTTTTTCTTTGGCCTTTGCATCTTTTTCAATTTTTTGCATTAGCTCTTCTGGGATAGCGTTCTTAAAAACAAATATACCGCTTTTAGTCCCATACGCATCTACGTAAGGAGATATATTAATGCAGTCTTCTCTATCATAAAAATTCATTTTTACCCCTAATCTATATTAGTAATTATACCACGCACACATTATATTGTTTTAAAAATACAAAAGCCTAAACGGAGGCGGATCCATTTAGGCTTTGTACGTGCGTAAGCACACGGGGAACATAAATGCTCTACCCGATTTAAAGTATAAAATACTTTAAATTATATGTCAATCATTTTCTGGAGGAGAATAAGAGGGTGCGGGTCCTAATAAATATCCCTGCTCGTGATAAGCAATCATTTTGCTTGTCTCTTCTTGTCCTACAGATCCTTTTGCTATAAGCGACATCATGTCATATATCCTATGAAGCATAATATAGTTGACCATAGGCAAATTGTCTTCTAGGTCATTTGAATTTTTATTATTCAGGTCTTCCTGCATCTTTCCACCAAATTTCTCTACCCATTGCGTCAGTTACCTGCATCGGAACAGACTCATTTTCTAAATTACAAATACAATTTTTATCACACATTTTTATCTACCTCTTTAACAATTTTTTGATATGTAGATAAGCCAAGTAATTTTTTATAATCGCACTCAATGCAATATAAGTATATCTCGTCTAAAAGACTCTGATTACAAAAAAGAATGGACTGGTCTACTGGGCATAAAAGCTTTTCAACCAATCCATCTTCTGACATGGAGATGTAAGTTGATACGTATTGTATCCTCATCCCATCTCCTTTACTTTGTCGGAAATTTTAAATAAAATTCCTTAGCTCTTGGGGTCATACCCTTCCAAGCTGACCAATCAATACCGCCATCAGTCATGTAGTACGTTATCTCTGCGTTTGTTACTGGGTCGAATAACTCTTTGTTACTCTGCAGATCAAATTTCTCAAGTCTTGTAGGACCAAGATTTCCGATCATATTTATCTGAAATAATCCGTAAGAACTATCTCCTGTATTCCTATTCCCGTTATATGCAAGCGGTCTTCCATTAGATTCACGCTTTGCTATGGACCAAGCTTTTTTAAGGCCTACTCCTTCGAATCCTACAGTCTCAAGTAATACTTTCAACTCTTCGTCTGTAAGCATTTCAGATGGTTTGTAAATTTCTTTACTAAAACTATCTAAAACTTCTTGCTTTAATTGGGCTTCAGTTTTCACTAAAGGTGCTACTACAGGTAAAGCGTTTGCTGAGTTACCAAACAAAAATAACATTGTTACTGCTATTATTGTCCAGTCACGAACCAAATCGCTAAACTGTTGCTTTATATTCTCCATTGGCATTTCCTCCTATAGAGATAACGAACTCTAAGAGTATCATTAAATACAAACAACTGTCAAGTTAGTTGACTAAAACACTATCTCACATAATGATATTATTAAAAATATTTTTAGCCCCTAGACCATTAAATAAAAGTTTGATACACTAGGACTTCACTTAAAATTAGCACCGCAAGGCGGAGAAAAGGTCGTATAGTAAATGTCACAAACTATTGAAAATCCTTATGAAAACTTTATTGCTCTATCTAGATATGCAAAATGGGTAGAAACAGAAGGTCGTAGAGAAACATGGGGAGAAACAGTAGATAGATATTTTACATTTATGACTAATCATTTAAAGACAAACCATAATTATATTCCAAATGAAAAGCTTGTTGCGGAATTAAAAGAGTTTGTTTTTGAACGAAATGTAATGCCATCCATGAGATCAGTAATGACTTCAGGAGCTGCTTTAGAAAGAGATAATGTTGCTGGATATAACTGTGCTTTTCTCCCAGTTGATTCCCCTCGCTCATTTGATGAAACAATGTATGTGCTTATGTGTGGAACTGGTGTTGGATTCTCAGTTGAATACAAGTACATCAATAAACTTCCAGCAGTACCAGAAAAACTTGAAAAATCAGATACTGTAATTGTTGTCGAAGATTCAAAACAAGGTTGGGCTAAAGCTTACCGTGAATTACTTGCGTTACTATGGACTGGACATATCCCAGCGATTGATGTTTCTAAAGTTAGACCCGCTGGAGCAAGACTTAAGACAATGGGCGGAAGATCTTCTGGACCACAACCACTTATAAATCTTTTTGATTTTACAATTGCAAAATTTAAAAATGCGGCAGGAAGAAATCTTAAGCCAATTGAATGTCACGACATAATGTGTAAAATTGGTGAAGTCGTTGTTGTTGGCGGTGTAAGACGATCAGCAATGATTTCTCTTTCTAATATTAACGATATTGAAATGGCGCAAGCTAAGTCTGGAAACTGGTGGGAGCAAAGCCCACAACGTGCATTATCAAATAACTCTGTTGCATACTCACGCAAGCCAGAGATGGAGCAATTTATTGCAGAATGGAAATCTCTTTATGATTCAAAATCGGGAGAACGAGGTATATACAATGTGGCCGCAGCTCAAGCCCAGGCAGCCAAGTTTGGAAGAAGAGATCCAGATATACACTACGGAACTAACCCGTGCTCAGAAATTATTTTACGTCCTTATCAGTTTTGTAACCTTTCAGAAGTCGTATTACGTGAAAATGACACAAAGAAAGATATTGAACGCAAGGTTGAACTTGCTACAATTCTTGGTACCTGGCAATCAACACTAACAGACTTTAAGTATCTTCGTAAAATATGGAAAGACAACACTGAAGAAGAAAGACTGCTTGGGGTATCGTTAACTGGACAGTTCGGGCACAAATTTATGTCTGGCAAAGAAGATCTAGTAATGCTTGAGTCATTCTTAATGACAATGCGTGAAAGAGCAAGAGAAGTTAATAGAGAAGAGGCTGGGAAAATTGGGATTCCTGAGTCTGCCGCCATTACTTGCGTAAAACCTTCTGGAACAGTATCTCAATTGGTCGGGGTATCTTCAGGAATGCATCCATGGCATTCACCGTATTACATCCGCACAGTTCGTGGCTCAAAAGGAGATCCTATCTCTACATTTCTAAAGGAAGTTGGAATTCCAGTAGAAGATGACGTAATGAAGCCAAACGACACTTATGTATTTTCATTTCCTGTAAAAGCACCAGAAGGTGCAATTGTTAGAAATGATTTAACAGCTATTCAGCACTTAGATATATGGCTAGTCTATCAACGTGCTTGGTGCGAGCATAAGCCATCTATTACTGTTTCTGTAAAAGAAGAAGAGTGGATGGAAGTCGGTGCTTGGGTATACAAGAATTTTGATGAGGTTTCTGGAATTTCATTCCTACCTCACTCAGATCACACATACAAGCAGGCGCCATATCAAGAGGTTTCAAAAGAAGAATATGAAAACCTTTTGGGGAAAATGCCAAAGAGCATTCGCTGGGAAGACCTTTCATTTTATGAGACAGAAGATGGAACTTCACCCTCTGCCACCCTTGCCTGCAGCTCAGACGGTAATTGCGAGCTTGTAGATATTTCAGCATAGTGGTAGAATTATAGTATTCGGCCAAGGCCGAAAATTCCAAGGGTAAATTGCCCACAAGGAGATAATAAAATGGCTAAATTTGCAAAAGCAGATTTAAACAAAGATGGAAAGGTAACTATGCAAGAACAGATACTAGCAGCATTAGCAAGCTACGGAAGAGCATTTCTTTCAGCAGCACTAGCGCTATATATGACAGGCAATACAAATCCTAGAGATTTATTGCTCGGCGGAGTTGCAGCAGTCGCACCCGTAATTTTAAAGGCATTAAATCCAAACGATAAGAATTTTGGATTTGTTAACAAAGCCTAAGTTGTAGTTGATTGGGAAGGTCCTTATGCTAAAATTGGCATAAGGGCTTTTCTAATTTAGGGGTAAATGTGGCAGCGCAAAAGAATTTTGAAGTTGATCAAAATACAACGTTTACGTTTGAGGTTCAATACCTAGACGAAGATCAAACACCTATTCAGCTTCATAACCACACAGCAAAACTTCAAGTTAGAGATACTCAAGGCGGAAAAAAGCTAGCGTTTACATTAACAGAGCAAGACGGACTTACAATAAGTTCAGTAGAAGGCAAGATAAAAATATCAATATCTGCAGATAGAACAAATAAAATGTTTTTTCCAAAATCCGCATATGACCTAGTTTTAGTTGATCCAAGTGTAAACAAAACAAGATTGCTAGAAGGTTATATGACATTAAATAGGGCGGTAACCGTATAATGGCTACAAGACTGATAGTTACAGAGAATAACCCTCTTGTTGTTGTAAGGTCTTCTGGCGCCCCTGGAAGAACAATAATAAGTGGAGGCGGAAATCCAGACAATACGTTGGGAGTCCCAGGAGATTTTTATTTTGATACAAACACAACAAGGTTTTGGGGTCCAAAGGCTTTAACAAATACTTGGAATATAAATAATAGCTTCATATTGGATAAGCAAATTTCTTTGACCTATCCATGGGAAATGGCACAAATAGTCGGCCCAGTTAATGGCATATATTCAGTTCAGATAAATCATAATCTTGGGTTCAACCCAAATGTAACCGTGAAATCTAGTGCTGGAGACATATTAGAAACTGGAATAGACTATAATAGTATTAATCAAATAACACTGACTATGGCGCAACCGTTTTCAGGGACAGCATATCTGTCATAAGGGAGAAAGAAAATGGCAAAAAAGTTTTTAGTTAGCATTGATCTCAATAAGAATGAGCTTTTAAATGCTAGAATCCAGAATTTAGGCTCAGCCCCATCAAATCCAGTAATTGGTCAAATTTACTATAACAGTGGCGACAATGTTATGTACTACTACAATGGACTAGCATCACCAAATGGTCCATGGCAGTCAATGAGTGGTTCGCAAGAAGTAATTCAAGATGCAATTGGCGCATCTATTGAAGGCGGAGTTGGCTTAACAAAAACGTACGTTGATTCTACAGGAATCACAACAATAGATTTAGACAACACAGCAGTAACAACTGGTTCATATGGATCACAAACAAAAATACCAACATTCACAGTAGATCAGCAAGGTAGACTAACTGCAGCTGGTGAAGTTGATGTAGCGACAGAGCTTGCAATAACTGGAGATGCTGGAAGCACATCTATTTCATTACTTACAGAAGGATTAACTGTAAGTGGTGGAGAAGGAATTGATGTTGCCGTAACAAATAATGCAATAACAATTTCAGCAGAAGACGCCTCAACAACAAATAAAGGCGTAGCTTCATTTGATGCAGCAGACTTTAATGTAAATGCTGGCGTAGTATCTGTAAAAGATATTAATTTAGATTCACAAACAACTGGCGACTATGTAGCAACTATTGTAGGAACAGCAAATGAAATTACTGTTTCTCCAAACAGCGGACACAACGCAGCCGTAACCGTAGGTTTGCCAGACAACGTAGAGATTGCTGGTAATTTACAAGTTGGCGGAAACCTAAATGTTATTGGAACTGTTAACTCTGTAAACACTACGCAGATTAATATTGAAGATAATAAGGTAAAGCTAAATAGTAATTTTGCTGGCACCCCAACAACAGACGCAGGAATAACAGTAGAGCGTGGACTAGAGACAGACGTAGAAATTCTATGGAATGAAACATCTGATACATGGACATTAACTAATAATGGAACAGCCTACCATGCAATTGCTAGAAAGTATGCAGAAACACTTGGTGCATCTGCCACATCCTATACAATAACACACAACTTAGGCACAGCCGATGTAACAGTTCAAATATTTGAAGCGGCATCCCCATTTGCACAAGTCGAAGCTGATGTAAAAAGAACTAGCTCAAATACAGTAACAGTAGACTTTGCAATAGCCCCGTCAGCTGGAGAATATAAAGTAGTAGTTGTAGGATAATAAAATGTCCAGACAAATGAAGGTTGCACTTAATCTTCTTACTTCTATGGAGAATCCTGATATAGCCACAGTTGGAGATATTTATTTTAACGTAGTAAGCAAGAATTTAAGAATATATAATGGTATTGTCTGGGTAGAACTAACCCCTCCCAGCACAGATCCAACACCATTTTACATGCACACCCATACATTTGATGGAAATGTTCATACAATTGATGTTCAGAATAAGATTACATTCAAGGAAACAAATACTTCTGATTCTCCCAATCTAGTATTGCCGCTTGTAGTCGGATACGATGGACAAAGTCCTTCAATATCAAACCAAGGCGGAACATTTGAAAACCAAACATTGCTTGATGGAGGAAACCCAGAAGGCAGTGTTATAGAAGTACAAGACGAAGTTCTAGAAGGAGGAAGTTCTGCAGACAACGATGGTATAATTGTTGATGCAGGAGGTTCATAAAATGGCATCATTAAGAATACAACTTAGAAGAGACACAGCAGCAAACTGGGTGTCCAACAACCCAATACTATTATCAGGTGAACTTGGAATTGAAACAGATACCCTTAAGTTTAAAATTGGTAATGGTTCAAGATGGAATGCTACAACCTCCTATGCATTAAAGGCTGGAGAGGCTAATGGCCTTGCTACGCTTAATTCCCTTGGTAAAATACCAACATCACAATTACCAGACTCAATGTCTGTTTCAGCAGATCTTGCAGCGGCAATTGCCGCTCTAACAACTAATTCTATTGCAGAAGGATCTACTAATAAATATTTTACTAATCAAAGAGCAATTGATGCAGTATCTTTAGCAATATCTTCTGCAATTGCAACTGAGTCAATAAATAGAAATACAGCAATCGCTACAGCCAAATCAGAAGCAATCAGTACAGCAGCCACTGACGCAACTAATAAATCCGCTACAGCCAAATCAGAAGCAATAGTAGCAGCCGCAGCCGCAGCAGATACAAAAGATACAGTTTCAGCAGCAGCTGCAGTATCTTCGGCTAATTCTTATACAGATACTAAGGTTGCAGCAGAAACTTCAAATAGAAATAACGCAATTAATACTGCAATATCAACTGAAATTACAAATAGAAATACTGCAATCAATGCAGCAGTTTCTGCAATACCAGGCGGTAGTTCCTCAACTATAACACTCGGAACAGTCTCTACGGGAAATCCAGGGACATCTGTCTCTATTACAAATACTGGAACAGCTACTGCCCCACTATTTAATTTTACAATTCCTCGTGGAGATGTTGGTCCACAAGGATTAAAGGGCGATACAGGAGCCGCAGGAGCCGCAGGCACTATTGGTCTTACTGGGCCAGCAGGAGAAAATGGTCCACAAGGATTAAAGGGCGATACAGGAGCCGCAGGAGCCGCAGGCACTAACGGAACTAACGGAACCAATGGAACTAATGGCGCAAATGGATTAGCGGCTACAGTTACAGTTGGAACAGTTACAACTGGCGCAGCAGGCTCATCTGCTTCCGTAATAAATTCTGGTACAACTTCTGCAGCAGTCCTTAACTTTACGATTCCAAAAGGAGCAGACGGAACAGGTGGATCAAGTTTTACTGGTAACTCCGACAGCGTCACAGAAGGAACAACAAACCTTTATTTTACAAACGAAAGGGCTTCGTCAGCAAATAATCAAAGATTTACAGACGTCTACGTAAACATCAATGCAGCCACAGACGAAATACTTGCATACACAGCAAATAACTATGTAACAATATCAAACCTAGATAACAGATTAGATGGATATGTTATGGAAGCCGATGCTGACCTATCAGGAGGATATGCAAAAATTGGAGTCGCCAGCGGTAAGATATTAGACTCAGTTATTCCTACTACAATTGCAAGAACTTCTGATATAGCAGCCCAAATAGCAACTGTTGTTAATGGGGCACCAGCTTCATTTGATACACTTAAAGAAATTGCAGACTATATTGCTACAGACCAAACAGCTGCATCTTCACTGACTACGCTAGTTGGAACCAAGCTGTCCTCAGAAACAGCTGCATCAACATATGCTCCACTTGCTTCTCCAATATTTACGGGAACAGTTTCTGGTATTACAAAGTCAATGGTAGGACTTGCTAATGTAGACAACACATCAGATTCTTCAAAGCCTGTTTCGGCAGCAACCCAGACAGCATTAGATGCAAAGCTGTCCACAACAACAGCAACATCTACATATGCAACAATATCAAATTTAGCATTGAAAGCACCTCTTGCATCACCAGCATTTACTGGAACAGTAGATTTTTCTGGTGCGACAGTAACTGGACTGAGCACACTTCCAGCGCAGCTTAACAACAGTGGAAAATATTTAACTACAGATGGAACATCTGCTTCATGGGCAACACTAAACTTAACAAGCTATGCAACAAAAGCTTCACCAGTATTTACTGGCACAGTAGATTTTTCTGGTGCTACAGTAACTGGTTTAACAACCACAATAGCAGATAGCTCTATAACTTCTGCAAAAATTCTAGATGGCGCTATAATGAATATAGACATTAATGCATCTGCCGCAATAGATAAAACTAAAATTGCTGGAACAGCAGTTACTTTAGCAGACACTGCATCTGTAACAAATGCAATGCTTGCAAACTCATTTGTAGGAATTAATGGAAATGCTGTTTATTTAGGTCAAGTAATAACAATTCCCGTAGGAGCAAAAACATTCTATAATAACACTGGCACACTACCTACTACTGGTATGGTTGCTGGAGATATTTATATACAGTATTAGGATATAAATGAAAATAAATGATGGATCTAGTTGGCAAGAAGCAAAATCGTTAAGAATACATAACGGTGCCACTTGGCTATCTGCAAAAAAAGCTTACGTATATGATAATGGCTGGAAAATAGCTTATCCAAATTTGCCACAGTCATCAGGTCTTACAATGTTATATTCTGGCACAACATATCCTTCTATACCAACAACTTGGTCTATAAATGGAAATTGGAATACAAATCCTGCCTACGCACCAGTCTCATTTACATATCAATGGAAGCGTGGTGGAATAGATATTTCAGGAGCAACGTCATCAACCTATACAACAACAGCATCCGATGTTGATTCGACTATAGGAGTAACAGTAGTTGCAACAAACGAAAGAGGAAATACAACTGTTAGCCAAAGCACTGGGTCAGTTACTCTTCCAACAATATCATCAATGTCTGCTTATGATTCCACCGCTACCCCTAGCCAACCCTCAGTTTCAATCTCATCAAATTATTTAAATTACAGCGGTTCATGGACTTCTTCTTCAAATGCAACAACATATTCTGTTTCTACAAATAATGGCTCTGTGTCCCCTTCTGGACAAACATTTTCTGGTTCTGGCTCGGTAGGATCGGTAACAGTTTCTGTAACTCCAATTAACACAAATAAAACAGTTTATATTTTTTGGTCAGCAGCAACTGGAGCTTCTTCTTACGATATTGTAAAACTTGGCAATGGAGTCACTACAACCGTGAATGTTCCTTCTTCATCAACAAGCTATAGTTGGTCAATTGCAGATGGAAATGAAACAAACCAATTTACCGTATATCCAAAATCACCTTCGGGATATCAGGGCTACGGAATGTCGCAATCCGTAACAGTTTCTAATAAAACTGGAACTGCTGGATCAGCATCAGCATCACTTACTGCAGTCCCTGTTGTAGCAGTCCCTAGCGGAGGCTCAGCTTCACTTTCACCATCTGGCACCGTCCAGGCACGGACCACTATTAATGCAAGCACATCATTTAGCACTGGAAGCCCAACTGCATATGAAATTCAAATAAGAAAAGCAACTGGTTCGTCACCAGCAGATGAAAATTCTGGAACCCAAGTAGCATTATCATCATCATCTGCTACAAGCCATGTTATAACAGACTCAGAAGCATCTGGAACCCCAGATCAATTTGCTGCTTTTGGTAGAGCATATAATGCTGGAGGATGGTCTTCTTGGGTTAAGTCAAATACAGTTACATCAACTCCATATGTTCCTCCAGTAACTACATATACAATTTCATACAATGCAAACGGAGGGTCTGGTGGCGGAGACGTATCATTTACTACAGGAACTTCAACAGCTCCAGGAGCTCCATCAAGATCAGGATATACGTTTAATGGATGGTATGATACAGGATCTCTTGACTATACATATTATGTTGGAGCAGGAGGAACTTGGACCCCACCTGCAAGAAATATAACAATGTATGCAAGATGGACCGCAGTTGTTTCAGGTAGCGCACCAACACTATCAGTATCTAATACTTATGATGGTCAGATTGGTGGAAAATATCAATGGACTTTAACAATTACAAATACATCTTCAACAGCAGCAACATCCTATGCATGGGGAGTTCAATTCTCTAATTCAAGTGGTGGAACTGTCAATGCATCAACAAATGGCACAGGCGGATCAATACCAGCAGGAGGCTCTGTAACTGTTACAAGAAATGATGCAACAAATAGTTGGGCAAGATGGGTAAACATATCAGCAAGCAACTCATATGGTAGTTCAGGAACTACATCGACTGGATGGGCATAATATGACAATAGATGAACAAAAAGAAATTCTAAATGGTAAAATAGAAAGACTAAGCTTTTTGATTGCTGAAATTGAGCCATGGAAAGATGAGGCGCCAGAAGAAAAGCCATCCAACCAATCAATTTTAGATAATCATATTATTGAAAAAAACACATATGTTCAAATTTTATCTCAATTATAAATTTTAATAAGATATAATTAGTAAATGCAGTATCGCCAGGAGGCAACATGGCAAGCAATTTCCCAGTAAGCAAAGACAACCTAGCTAACCCTCTTTCAACAGACGAGTTATCTGGACACGCAGCACAACATGCTAACGCAAATGACGCAATTGAAGCATTAGAAAATGTAGTAGGTATAACAAACTCTGCAGATTCAGATTCTTTGACCTATAAAGTCAACCAGCTGTCAGCATCAGTCACAACTCTTTCTAACACCTCAACAAGCATTGAAACCTTAATGGGTCTAGAAGGAAATAATGATCTAACAATCGCAGGAATTCAGAATAAGACAACTATAGACTCATATGCCTCAGCAGATTATCGGACGGCATCATATGCTTTGCAGATTGTAAAGGCATCCACTGGAGAATCATATTTCTCTAACATAACCGCATTAAGAGGATCTTCTGATATATATGTATCAGAGTCTAACATTGTAACAAACGCTAATTCATCAATTGCAACAACCGCTTTTGAATCTGCGAATGGTATAATTAGTTTAACAGTCACCCCAGTATCAGGCGAAGTAACTGTAAGATATTTCAGAACAGCGTTAAAATAAAGCAGTAAGAGGAGTCATAAATTATGGCAATTGTAAATAAAAACTTTAGAGTAAAAAATGGCCTTATCGTCGACGGTTCCGTCGCAACGGTAAATGGTTATAACGTATTAACAGAGGCATCAACAGCCTTTATCATCAGCACAGTTGGCGGATCAGCAGATACAGCCAATACTCCTAATACTGTAGTAAAGCGTGACGGCTCAGGAAACTTTGCAGCAGGCACAATTACAGCATCTATCGTTGGTAACTTAACTGGTAACGTAACAGGAACAGTTTCAAGTCTTTCAAACCATGATACTGGAGATCTTGCAGAAGGATCAAATCTATATTTCACAAATGCTCGTGCATTAGCTGCAACAGCAGCCGCATACGATGCAGCAGGTGCAGCATCAAGCGCACAAGCAAATGCAGCAACAGATGCAACATCAAAGGTTGCAGCAGAAGCAACAGCACGTACCTCAGCAATTGCAGCAGCAATTGCAACAGAAGTTACTGATAGAAATTCAGCAATTGCTACTGCCAAGTCAGAAGCAATTTCTGCAGCAGCAACTGATGCTACTACAAAAGCTGGTTCAGCTCAGTCAGCGGCAATCTCTGCAGCAGCAGCAGATGCTACAACTAAGGCTAACGCCGCTCAAGCAGCAGCAATTTCTGCAGCAGCAACTGATGCTACTACAAAAGCTAACGCCGCTCAAGCAGCAGCAGAAGCAACAGCAGCAGCAGCTCTATCATCTGCAATATCGACAGAAGTTTCAAATCGTAATACAGCAATTTCAACTGCAGTAGATTCATTAGTAGACGGCGCACCAGCACTTCTTAATACATTAAATGAATTAGCAGCAGCAATTAACGATGACGCTAATTACACAACAACTATTACAACCGCCCTTGGAACAAAGGCTAATTCAGCCGATGTTACTTCAAGCCTAGCAACAGCTGCAACAAATGCAGCAGCAGATGCTACAACTAAGGCTAACGCCGCTCAAGCAGCAGCAGAAGCAACAGCAGCAGCAGATGCTACAACTAAGGCAGCTACTGCCAAGTCAGAAGCAATTTCTGCAGCAGCAACTGATGCTACTACTAAGGTAGCCGCAGAGGCAACCGCTAGAAACTCTGCAATCTCAACAGCAATTGCAGGCGAAGTTACAGACCGCAACTCAGCAATCGCAACCGCTCAAGCAGCAGCTCAAGCAGATGCAGAAGCAACAGCAGCAAGCGCTCTTGCAGATGTTGCAGACGGTACAACACCATTTACAGTAGTAAATGTAAATGATGTATCAGCAATTAGAGCAGCAACTACAACAGTAGCATCTGCAGGAACTGTAAATGCAATCACATGGTCAGGATCTGACTACCGCACAGCTAAGGCACTTGTTAAGTTTAAGAATGGTGTAAATACCCAGGTCTCTGAAGTCCTGCTTACACTTGATACAAGCAACAATGTGTCAGTAACAGAATTTGGTTCAATTAATACAGGAACCGACCTAGGAACAATATCAGCAGCATATGCTTCAGGTAGCGTTTCAATATCAGTAACAACAACCTACGCATCAACAGATGTAATGGTTCATGCAACACTAATTAAATAATTAATAAAAGGTAAGGGGTCCTTTCAAAACCCCAATAAAACAATTAGGGGATATGTGAACTTAAATGGCAACAGTAAATAAAAACTTCAAGGTTAAAAATGGCCTTAACGTAGCAGGACCTGCAACATTTGATGCAGCAGTAAATGTAGACAACTTAGTCTTAAATTCAACCCCCCTTGCCTTCGATTCATCAACTGGAAGATTAAAGATCCAGATTAATGGTGCTTGGAAGGAAATTGCCCTCCTAACAGATGCGGCAGAAGATCTAGGTGCTTTAACATTTATGGATATTGGATTGGCAATGGACTATAACGGTCAGCCAATCTATACAGTTTATGCAAATGGAGTAAATACAACAGCCACAAAATTTGCGGATGGTGGAAATTACTCTACAGATACATACAGCATGACCTTTGATTCTG